CACGTAGCCCCCCGTACACCCGGCAACCAACGAAACCTTACGGGCAGTTGGCGGCACAAGATTCGCGAGCGATACAGATACTGGCGCACTTGCGACGCCCGACACGGCCACCGGGTAATTGACCGTATTCGATCCAGCAGTCGGATCAAATAGAACGATGTTGTCGAGCTGCGTATAAGCGCAGGGCACCCCGTTTGTGCCTGTCAAAAACATGCCTACTCGCGCCTTTGAGGCGTATCCGGCAGGCAGTACAGGATCAAAGACGAATCGCAAAGAAGCCGCCGCCGTTGTAGTCAGTGCCAGGGCGCTCACGTTGATTTGAGACGGAGAGTCAATGCTCTGCACTACCGCGCCGGCAGGAAATGCTGAGCTAGACAGCTGCATACCTACACGCAAGGACGCAGTTGTTGGCAGGCCGGTTACCACCGCAGATCCTGCAGAGGTCGATCCCGTCAGCACCGGACATAGCGCGGCAATGAATGCCTGCGATGCTCCATTGATAGCCCACAAGGAGTAAAAGCTCGACGCTGCTAGTGCCCCCGTGTCCAGGCCATTGGCACCTACAGTTGCCAGGTTGATCGCGGCGGAAAGGCCATTGATACGACGGGCCACTCCAGCTCCATCCTTAACGATTACTTGATCAACTCGCCCAGTGATCATCCGATCGAGACCGGTCGCGGAAATCAGAATTCCTCGATAAGCCCCTTGAATCGAGAGATTACGAGTTTTCTCTACCTCGCTCGCCAGCGCTGCGACGTCGATATTTCCCTGATTGATCGGCGCGTTCCAGGCCTTGATGCACCACATCACCGCCAAATTTCGTGGACGAGTTTCAGAACCGCTACCTATTGAAAGCTCGGTCGTAGGCCGCGAAGCGAACTGACCACCACCAACCGAGACGTTTGCAGTTGTGGCTCCCCCAGTCAGTACGTTGTAGCCAGCGTTAAGTGGAGTAGTTTTTAATGCCTCCGCCTGCAAACTACCGATACCCCGCCCAACATCAACCCCACGTCCGTGGTCCCAGCCCCGCAGGAATTCACCGCGCGACTCAGGCAAACGGAAATTACCGGCTCCCTCATCGCCCTTGTTGAATGCTCCGCCCAAGAACGTCGCCAGGTCGGGATACGTCGCGGCACTTTTGACGCTACCGTCCAGTTCCAGAAAGCCCGGCGCTACTTTGTCCATGGGAAAGCCAATCATCGACCCTACAGGCAACGCCGAGGCCTGGGCGATCATCGCCGCGATTTCATCCTTGGTGTATGTGTCGGTGATTCCGTGACCCGCCAGTGTGGTTGGAGTTGTGCCCGCGATTACCCGGCCGTACTTGTCCACTGTCACTTTGGTGTAAGCACCCGCGTTGACGCCCGTGCGTCCAGCGACCATTTCAAAGGCCAGCGCTGTGGTGCCCAGGACAATCGGTGCATCAGTCACCAACTGCCACACGCTGTCACCGTTGACCGTGCCTTTTTCAACACTGACGAACAGCCCCGGCGTCACCTCGACGCTGGTATCTGCATCCTGAGCACGCTTCCATGCACCCGATGTAGACACAACCCAGATGCCGTTTTCCTTAGGCAGGGACTGGTCCTTCGCCAACACCCGAGCACCATTGGGGGGCGACTCACCGTCTACGACTTGGAGTCCGTTTAAGGCGATATTGCCGGTGCTGGCTGCCAGCACTGAGTGCTTGTAGTCCAGCTTCGACAGCGCGTCGACAACCACGGTGTCGACGTATTCGCGGGTCGCAAGTACAACGCTTGGATCAATCTTCAGCTCAATGTTCGCCGTGCTGCTGACGATCAGGTTGATGCGAATCACCTGCGTCCGTCCAGAGCCCTGAGTGAGCAGCGGCTTAAATGTGGGCGCGCAGTTGGCAACCGCGACCATGTCCCCGTCCGCGTCATATAGCGCAAGCTCCCGCACCCACCAGCCGCCGACGCTCTCGGGGATGATCTGTTCGGCGATGATCACGCTGGCGTTGGCCGGATCCACCTTCACCTGGTTCAAGGGGGCTCGTCGGCGCTCGTTGATCAGTTTGGTTTGTGTGCGGCTGGGGATAGGGTCGGTGCCGTTGGCATCACCCACCGCCATCTGGGCGAAGGTCCAGGATGTGCCGAGGGCTGCGGCGTTGGCCTGCTTGGCTTCGCCTATGGCGGTGAGGATCGCGAAGAACTGGCTGTTTTGATCGGTCATGAGTAGATGTCCATCGTGTCGATATGGTGTTCGCGGCCACCGATGCGGTACACACCGCTGACGTCGATTTCGCGCTGGGTCGGTGGGTAAACGCTGAGTTCGTCGCCTTCGTAAACGCAGACCCCGATAAACACGGTGTCGGTGCTTTCCAGGCTGATGGCCAGGCCGGTCAGTGGGCGAGTGAGCGGCTTGGCGTCATCAATCAGCCAGGTCAGTTCCTGGTACATTTCTTCGGTGATGCCGGTGTCCAGCACTCCGACCTTCAAGGCAAAGGTGCCGGGCACGCCTTCCGGTACGGTCTGCCACCATTCCACCACCTCAATCAGGTAGCCCAGGGGCTCGACCACGCGGCGCAGGGCGCCGATGGTGCCTTTGTGCGCGTGGATATAGCGGGATGAGCGGATGGCGGCGCGCTTGGTAGCCTCGGTCCAGTTGCTGTCCCAACGGTCGACGGAGAAGGCCCAGGCCAGGTAGGGCAGCACTGCCACCGGGCAGGTGTTCGGGTTGCACAGATCCCGAAGGGGAATCGGCACGCGCCGAATCTCCGCGAGCGCCTGTGCCGCCTGGCGCTCAAGCGTTGTGGAGTTGTTCGGTAGCAGCTGCTGGGCGCCCATTACTCAGCGCCCCTTGTGATGGTGACGCCGGTGCAGAAGGGCGCCTGTTCCTTGGTGGCGACGATATCGACCCAGTCTTCCAGCACGACCTTGCGTACACCTTCGACGAACAGCGCCGCGTGCAGGGCGGATTCCGACACCTCCATAGCCAGGCGGCGACGTTGGTTCACGTAGGCCCGTAAGCTCTGTTCAGCCGCAGCAAGAATTGGCTCAGACTCGGGGCCACTGGTCAGCAAGTACAGCTTGGCTTTCACCTGGTACCGAATGATTTCTGCGGGCTTCACGGTCAGACGGTCGGCCACGGGCCGACGGTCATCGTCGCTCAGATACTTCTTGACGGTGGCGACCAGGTCGGCCGACGCGGTGCCGTCGCCGAGCAAGGCCTGCACGGTGACCACTGCCACGGCGGGTGATGGGCTTTCAGCGGTCGCATCAGCAACGCGGCCATCAGCCCCACGGGCATGGAAAATGTAGCTCTGGCGCGGGCCGGCGGTGCTCAGCCCCTCCCAGGCCATTTGCGCCCGTTCTCGCAAACTGTCATCGCCTTCCATGATCCGCGCGACAGGCGGGACGGCCATGGGTTTGGCTTCCTGAACCACCAGGCGCTTGACGTTGAAGTTGCCCGCCAACTGGTCTAAATCGGGGCCTTTGGCAAAGGCCAGCAGGTTCGCCATGGACGCCTCATTCACCCGCTGACGCCAGATGGTTTCGCGGTAGGCGTTCTCCTGCAGCAGCTTTGCCAGGGGCTCCGACTCCATGTCGAGGCGCGCGGCAATCTCGGCCTGTTCCTCGATCGGCCATAGGCTGATCATGTAGGCCTTGCGCTCGGCCAGGATCAATTCGAAGTCGATCTGCTCGACGATCTGCGGCGCCGGCAGCTGGCTAAGGTCAATTGCGGCAAAGGAATTCATACGCTTCCCCCCAGTTGCAGCGGCAGGCTCAAGCTCAAGCGTTCATTGGTGTCGACGACGGAGCCCTCCAGCTCGAGCACGGACTGCCCTTGCAGGTTTGCGCCGAGAAACTGCACGCGACTTAGGCTGATACGGGTCTCCCAGCGCATCAGCGCCATGACCGTACCCGCGTAAACGCGCAGGCGCGTGGCGTCGTTGAAGGGATGGTCGACCAGCTCGGGCAGCAGGCTGCCGTATTCGCGGCGCATCACGCGCGTGCCGATGCGGGTGGTGAGGATGTCAGTGATGCTCTGGCCGATGTGGTCCAAGTCGCTGATGGTTGCGCCAGTTTCGCGGTTCATTCTGGTTTCCCCGTCTTCGCGCTGCCCACCAGCACGCCGCCGTGCAGGTGCTTGACCAGGCTGATGGTGGCCGCGACCACGTCTTCGGAGACGGTGACCAGGCCGACCACGTTCTGGTTGCCGGTTTGGTTGTAATCGCCCTGGTGATTGATGGGGCCGATGATGTTGATACCGCCCTTGCTGACCAGACTGGTGGTGCCGCTTTCGGGCAGGGTGGCGTTCAGGTGATGGGCGACGCTGTCGTATTCGATTACTGCGCCGTCGGCGTAGGTGCGACGGTGCAAGCCGGCGCGGTCGCCGTTGGCGGGGATGTGGTCGCTGAATAGACCGGTGACGACGACGCCGTTGGCGAGCTGGCCGGATGGGCTGAACAGGATCACTTGTTCGCCTTCGGTGGGTGGGTCCCACTCTTGGTCGGCACCGGCGCGCAGGGCGAGCCAGGGCAACCAGGCGGTGGTCAGTGTCCCGGTTTTTACCTGCACGCGCGGGGGCTCCATCTGCACGGCGGCGATGACGCCGAAGCGGATGAGGTTTTCGAGCATGCGGGAGAGGGCGGCGAAGTCGTTCATGGCGCCGATGGTGACGCCGCGCGCGTATGAGTGCAGCTTGTGTGGCTTGTAGTGCCCGAGACTACAAGTTAATCATGGTGCTGGTTTAGATGGCTTTTTGGGACGACGCGGACGAGCAGGAATTTCCCCAGTCAAATCAAGCGCGGCTTTGCCAGTGACAACTACTCGATGGATAAATTGCTCAAGGGTAGCAAGCAATACTTTAAATGACTTTTGATCGGGCGCCCATCCTCGGTGAGCGGCAGCACTCCCGGCGTCGGTTACAATGCGCAGAGTATTAGCTTCGGTTTCGCCGATAAAGCCGCGCGCCAATAGCTCTGTAACTTTTTCCTCTAGAGAAAGACTTGCTTCTATTTTTAGATATTCAGTAACTCTATCGAATGCAGTTCTTAATCCGACAGATGCAAGTATGAAAGAATCAGCTTCACTTGCTTTGTAAGTCTCGTGCAGAATTCTATGAAGCTGCGGATCTATTTGGTCAATAGTCCATGCCCAGTCAGGCTTTTGGTTTCTCTTCTCTGGAGTCGGGTAAGTTTCAATTGTTCTTGGATGAGTGTAGATGGTTTCCCCGGTTACTGGGTGATAGTCAAAGTCATAGTCTTCAGAATTCCACCTGCTTATATGATAAAATACTGTTTCACACCCGGCGCACTGAAGTAGCTTATGATCAGCCTCACCCTCCATATAATGTCCTGAATCTTCCGTAGCCCATGATTGATCGAGTTGGCCATGAATGATGCAAACTCTTAGTCCATCACATCTGGGGCAGTGGGCACGGAAAGCATCTGACATCGGATAACTCCACTCTGTAATTTTGCATCTTCGCTCTGCTGTGAGCGGAAATTTTGAGGTTTTTAACACTGGTCAGGCGATGGAGTCTAGGCTGTTAAATGAGCGAGCAAGCTGTCTCGAATAATATCGATGTCTGAATCCGTGAACCCCAGCAATTCTCGTTGATCATATTTTACGTCGGGTGCACCGCGCTCTGCGCGGTCCTTCAAGCCGAACTGGTGGACCCTCGCAATTCGAGCGATACGTCCGGTGAAGCCCACCGTCACGGCATTGCTATCGCCACGGACTTTCAAATATGACGCGGTCCGCAGCTTCTTGAACATCGCCAACTTTCGACGAACTCGACCCTGCTTTCCGCGCAGGTTCCGCTGCTTACGTGGTGCAAACTTGCTCCCGTCCAGGTTTTCCTGCGCCATCACGCGCTTCTGCTGACTGCGGCGCAGCTCCTGGCCGATGCTTCGCGCCAACTTGCTTCGTTCTCCTGGCTCGAGCCGATGTAGCAGCACCGCCGCCCAGGTCTCCAAGGCTTCCAGGTTATTCGCCACTAGGCACTCTCCATTCACTGGTGTTGCCCTGGGCTCCAGGCTTCCAGTTCGGATCGAGGTAGCCCGCCACGTACTGCGGTTCGTTCGGATGCTTTACGGTGGTGTTGCCTTGGTCATCCTCTCCGACCACAACCCGTTCCGTCAGCGGCAGGGTAATGCTGAGGTCCACCTTGTTCTTGTCCAAGATGTCGGCTTCGAACTGTATGCCGTCTTTGACCTTGTCGAGGTTGTCCAGCAGATCGGACTGGTTGACGCTCAGCCAACCTAGAATCGGCAGGATCACGCTGTCGGGATGGCCGGCAAACTCGGTAAGGATGATCTGCAGGTCAAAGCTGTATTCGAACGACAGGGTGTGGGCAGCAGTGCAGCGGACCTTGCCGTTATCGATGAAAATCAGCAGACGGTCGGGGTTGTGCTTGAGCTCGGCGACGGTGGCCAGGAGGTGGGCGCGCAGGCTTTCCGGCTTATTCATGGGTTGGCCTGCTGGTGTTTGTAGACCATGTCGACTTGTGCCGCGCAGTCAGCCCAGGCGGCTTCGGCGCGGTCTTCGTCGGTCAGGAGGTCACCGTTATTGAGCGGGCTTGTCGCCGGCAGGTGGCACGGCACTACGGCCGGACAGCCAGTCACTATAAGCGGCGGCGCCGGTGATGGCGGGGCGCTCGCGCAACCGGCGAGCAGCGTCAGGCAGAGGCTGATCAGCCCATTTCCGAAGGTCGTCATTTTCACGTTTCAGCTCCTCTATTGTTCGCTCGCGTTTGGCCAGACTTTGGCGCAACTGATCCTGTTGGGTGCGCAGGGTGCTCTGTACATCGCGTTCCTGCTTAAGGGTGTCGGTGAGGGTATTGGCCGTCTTCAGGTTGCGGTCTGCATCCTCGCGGGCGGTCTTGGCCGCATCCTGCGCCCGTTCGGTTTTGCCTTCAGCGACGTCGATGCGTGTTTCCTGGACCCAGATCAGCAGCACCAGGGCGCCAAGCAGGGCGAGGCCATACAGGGCCTGGCGCAACGTGCTCACGCGCGGTACCAGCCGAACTTATTCATGTCGGCGGTATCGAGCTGTTTGATCGGGCCGCGTACGATTACGGCCCGTGCGCCGTTCATGATCTGGATGGCTTCAGCCAACAACTCCATATCGCTTTGTTCAGTCGACTCCGGTACCACCAACAGGTCACCGTCCCTCACCTGCAGCTTTTGCAACGCTTCGAAGTCGATCATGCCGCCACCCCTTTGCCACACTCGCAGGCTGCATGCCGCTCGTAGGCGCGCTGGAGCTTGGTGTCGTAGAGGTTCCGCAGATAATCCGGCCCGTTGTAGAGCCTGGCGAACTCGGTCCATTTGCGGCCCTTCAGCGCCTTGTGCAGCACTGGGTCGGTTGCAATGAAGCGGACGAAGGCGTCGAGTTGCTGCGATTCGTTGGCACTCATTGCTGCGACGAAGGCCTGCACGCTGGCGTAGCCGAGGCGCTTCCAATGAAAGCCCATGATCTGGAACGCTCCCCAGGAAGCTGACTCCAGCGCGGCTGTGTCGTCGATCAGGCGGGCCATGGCCAGGCGCTGGTGTTCGGAGGTACCGCCGATGTATCCGCCAGGCTTCGGGTTGACCAGGGCAGGGTTGGCGGTGGCGAGCTGGTCCGCGTGACGCTTGAGTTCTGCCGCGTCATCGCCGGCATGTCGCGCCGTGGCGAGCTGGCGGTACATGATGTGCCGTTCGAACAGGATCACCGGCTTGCCGTTGTCGAGAAAGCCCTTGCCCTTCGATTCCACTTCATTGACCGCGTAGATGCTCGCCAACGGAACGTCGAGGCGTTCGGCAGCGGCCACCAGGTCATTGTTGCGCAGCAGCTGGGCGCAGTCGCCACCGGCAAGGCTGATTTGGGTCTTGGTACCGGCGATGCCGTCGGCGACCAGGCCGACTTTGACCTGGTAGGCACGGACGGCAGCTTCGGTTGTGTCGCCGTAGTGCCCATCCGGCACCAGGGCGGCACCCTGCTTGTTGAGGTTCTTTTGCAGCATCAGCACTGCTTGCGAGCGGTCGCCGTGGCGAAGGGGGGTGGTCATGCGCTGGGCCTCAACAGGGCGGCGACGTTGCCGCGTGAACGGAAAATCAGGATGCAAAGCAGCACGATGGCAGCGGCCTGCCCGAGGCTGGTGGGCTGGCGTTCCAGCAGGATCTCCAGACCACAGATGCACAACGTGGCGCCAAAAAGGCTTGCCAACAGCGAGATGCTGCGCCGGTACCGCGCATCGCCTCGGGTGTAGCAGGCCAGGCGTAGGGCACTCAGCAGGTAAGCGATCGCCGTAATCAACTGCACGGCCAGTTCGATGTTCGGCATATCAGGTGCCCCCTCTGATGCGACGCCATATGTCCCAGATGTCCGCTTTCTCCACCCACACCATCAGCTTGATGCTGATCGGGATGACCACCAGGGCACACACAAATGCACTTCCTCCGCTGGTGATAAACGGAATTGCCTGTAAAGCCATAGGCGCGAACAGATAGCCCACGCCGGCCGACAGGAACAGTGAGCCCAGCCGCTGCCAGACTTTAAGGTCGCGCTTGGTACTGGTAACCAGCCAGGCGCCGAGGATGGCGCCGAATAGCGCCCCGTCGTCGATAACGGGCGTTACGGTGGACAGGCCCAAACCAATGAGCAGGCCAGTCACAACACTGGAAGTCGGATCAGCCATGGTATGGTTTTCCTTGGATGCAGGGGGTCAGTTCCATAGCTGCACCATCTGCCGTTGGGGCGCGCTGGTTTGGGCTTCGGGCATGTTGACGACAAGGCCTTGCGGCAGGATCGGACCGTGCTCGACCAGGCCGGGGTTGGCTTCCAGCACGGCCTCGGTGACGCCGGCGGTGCGGCCGTAAAACCGCCAGCAGAGGGCGTCGACGGTGTCGTTTTGATTGGTGCGGACGGCTACGGGCATCAGATCAGCTCCACTGTGGTGCGGCTGATCCCGAGGAAGTCACGGACGGCCCAGCGCAGATCGCGGCGGTAGTCGTCGATGGTTGGGGTGGTTTCTTCGGCTTTGTCGCTGCCGGTGTTGGTCGCGCTGTAGTCGCGGTACCGCTCGCAGACTTCGGCGCCGGTACCGGCCTCGATCGCGCGTCGGTACAGGTGTTCCTGGACCGATACGTCGTTGACCTTGTCGTCTGGCACGTCGGCCAACCTGGCATAACCAGCGGCCAGTTGCGTGGCCTTCCAAGACTTCAGCTCTCGGTTGAGGTTGATGGCTGCCGAGATAACGGCAGTCTCAAGGCGGGCCGGAGTGACGCTGTTATCGATGCGCAGGGTGGCGCGCAGTTGCTCAAGGTCGATCGAGGGCCAGAATGGGTCGGTGTTGATATGGCCGCCGGTGACTGGGCCGCTGGCTACAAATGCGCTCATGGAACGGCACTCAAAAATAGATCGCCGGTGGTCGGGGCTTCACGTTCAGGAGGAGCGGCCTGGCCGATCCGCCCCGAGCCGGCGGGGTGCGTGGGGACGCTCGGTTAACTGCCTGTGGCAGTGTGTTTTTTGAGGAGGCGCTCGACGCGCTCCAGATCCTTTTTGCCGCCGCAATTGGTATGCAGCTCAATGGCACGCGCCAGATGCGTCTTCGCTAGCTCCAGGGGCTCCAGCGCGCTGCTGGCTGGAGCATCGTCGCCGACTTCAGCTGACAGAGCCTTGCCAATCGCGAGGTGCAGCTTGGCGCGGGCTTGATCGGGCATGTCTTCCTTGGCTGTGATTTGCGCGGTACGCAACAGCAATCCCAGGTCAAAAGCGCCGCCGGCTTTCTGGGTCTTCAGCGCGGCTTCTGCGATTTCTTCCGCCACGATGGTGCCGGTGGTTCGCTCAAAGCGATCCGGCATGAGCAGCGAATGCGTGATCACGTAGTCGGCGATATCCAAGGCACCGGCAAAGTCCGTGGCATCCATCCGCCAGACCATCAGAGTGGTCAGCACCTGATCTTGGGCGCCTTTTCCCTCGGCGAGAACGCCTTCCACGTACGGGACGTACTCCGGCAGCAACTGTCGCTTCAGCTCTGCCTTTCCTTCGGTCGACTGCACCTGTTTCAGGCGCAGGTAATCCTGCTGGAGTTTCGCCAGGTGCAGCTCGTAGACGGATGCGCCTTCCATGGTCATGGCAGGACCTGCCACAGCAGCGGCTGCAACCGCTGCTGTGGTGCGCTGGAAGTGACGGCGGCAAGGGTTGGTCATGATGGCCGGCCTCAGCTCAGGGTGATGTTTTCGGCCATGGCAGCGCAGCCCAGGTCTTCAATCACGTAGCTTTCATTGACCGATTCGAAGTTTTCGATGCGGTCGCGTTTGGCGTTGTCGACGACGGTGCGACGGCGGGTGCCTTCCTGCCAGT